AATGGCGCAAGGGCTTGCGTTAACACCTCTGAAGGGCTAATAACATGTGCCAACATATCAGCGTTGGCAAGCCCTGGCACAACGTCGGCGGAGGTGCTAAAAAGTAGGTTTACATACTCTGCGTGTATAGCGTTTTGGTATTGTACGTGCGCCAGGTATGCAGTGTATTGGGCCTTTACTTGCGCAGGGCAATAAATGGCGTATTTATTAGTGGTAAGGTGCACTTTGTTTAATGCGCAGAAGTGCGGTGTTTTGGTGCGCACAACGCCAACGTTTAGTTGGTATTGTGCGCCGATGCGTGCGTTGCGTGTGCGTTTATACGCTCCGCATTGCGTTATAACATGCATGGTTTTTACCTTTCGTGGTACGTGCGTGTTGGTACTACTTATGCGTTTATAAGTAGTTTTAAGCTCTGCGTTGGCGCACAGATCGGCGCAACGTCGGTGCGCAGAGCTTAAAACTACTTACACACGCTCCGCCAGGGCTATAGTTTTATGTGCAAGCCCTGGCGGTGTGTATAAATAGGCAAACCATATAGCGTATAAACACACCTATAAATTAAGCGTTGCGTTGTACCGTTTAGTACCCTCATATGTCTTACCATATACAACGCAAGCGTAAAAAGCCCTGCGTTGGCAAAATGCGCCGACGTTGGCGCATTTAATGGCGGTGTTACACCTCCGCATAGTACCCTTATATACAAGGTATGTTACCGCACGCTAATTGCGCAGAGTGCGTATAGGGCTTTTGCTTACGTTGGCCCTGGCGCAATGTGCGGAGGTGCGCATTGCAGGGCTTGCTTTGGCTGATATACGTTTACTGCATACAAGGTAAAAACGTGCTAAACAATTGCGGTGTTAGCGTTTACTGTACATATTGTTTGGTTTTAATGGCTTTGTTTGGTTTGCCTTTTACACTTCAGCGTTGGCCCTGCGTTATAGCTTTTTACATATGCAGGGCTTGCGCCGATGTGCCGACGTGCACTTTTTAACGGTGCGTTGCGTTGGCCCTTACCACACCTCCGCACACGTCGGCGGAGCGTATAGGTGCGGTGTGCGTGTTACGTCGGCACACCGCCAGGGCCAAAAGGCAAAGTTTATAAACTACTTCTAAACTTGTGCACTTTACTAAAATATAGGGCTGAAGTTTTACCTTCAGCGTTTATATGCTTTTGTTAACGTGCCAGTGTTTACCCTTTTGAGGTGCACACCTACGTGTGCGCACGTATGCGCATAAGCTAATAACCAAACATACCTACACGCAGAGCTTGTAATATCAGCCCTTTTGTGCTTTTGGTGTGCGTGCCAGTATGCGCCGACGTTTACCAACGTTGGCGCATAACACTATGCAGTTTTGGCGGAGCGTTGGCCCTGGCGCACATACTGCGTGCGGTGCGGTGCGTTGGCTCTGCCTACCTGCGTGTTACCTTAATGTACGTTACAACTACATACAAGCTAACATAGCAGAGCGTATATGCAAAACTATATAACGCAGTATGCGCCATTATACGCATGGTTAATGTAAGGGTGTTGCGGTGTGGCTTTTTATAGGGCTTTTGAGGTGTATATAGGTGTGGCGGTGTTGCAACGTCGGCGGTGTTACGGCACACACACCAACGCAGAGTGTACGCAAAAGGTGCGCAAAAGGGCTTTTTATAGTACGCATGTGCTAAAAAAGGGCTTAAAACGTAGGGTAAACGTAGGGTTATAGTATAGCAGTAGTATACTAATTTGGCGGTGCGTGCCAAAAAATGTTAGTGTTAGGCTAACATTTTCGGGCCTTTTTTGGGGCTTTTTTGGCCCTGGCGGAGCGTGCACTAATGCGGTGTTACGGCACACACCACACACCGCCGACGTTGGCCCTGCAAGCCCTTCAGCGTGCGCCAGGGCTTGCGTTAACACGGTGCAGAGGTGCAAGGTATTAAGGTGTTGCAAAAGGGCTGAAGTGCGTATGCCTTGCGTCGGCGCACACCTCCGCATAAGGTGTTGCAAGGTATTAAGGTATAGGTATGTATATGTAGGGCTATAAAAAAGTAAAAAAAGGGGTATATACGTATAGCGTACAATTGCGGTGCACAATACCTTTGCCTTAAAAAAGGGCTTTTTACACCTATTAAGGTATTGTGCATTTTTGGCTTTTTTTGGGCCTTTTTTATTAGGGTGTTGCAATGCCTTAATACCTTAATACCTTACGGCACATCGGCGCATATGTGCCGACGTAATACCTTAATACCTTAATACCTTATGGCGGTGTTGGCCCTTGCAAAACGTGTGCCGATGCGCAGATCGGCGCAACGTCGGCGCACCTCTGCGTTGGCCCTGGCGCATTTTTGCGTTGGTGTTGGCGCACCTCTGCGTTGGCGGAGCGTTGCGCCAGGGCCAACACCAACGCACGTTTAGCTATAGCTAACATCGGCGCAAAACGTGCACTTCAGCGTACCGCCAACGTCGGCGCATCGGCGCACCTCCGCATAAAATTTTGCTAAGTACTTGCGGCATTGCGAAAGATGTTGCCTCCGCCAGGTAGCGATCCAATCAACTTCCGATACAACGACCATTTTTCCCGATTTTGAATCTTATCGTTAAGTACCTTCTTTTGAAAATTAAAATTTTTGCCATTTTTTGCTCAAAAGTCCTCTTCGATTACTCAAATTTCCTCAAAATACCGTCTAGAATCATCTTTTCAGCCTGGGTAAGCTCATTTTCCTTAAATCGTCCTTTCCTGACAATAACTTCTATCCTCTCCAGGAAAGTTCCATCGTAAAATTCTCCCTTCCGATAAATTTCTGGAGCTGTCCTCTCCTGTCTTACTTCCTCGTTAATCTTATTCAGTAAATCGTGTCCTAACAGATACAGCGTCCTAATCAGTTCCTTCTCTGCTGCCGCTGCTTCTTCCCTATCATATCCAAATACACGATACGTTTGATACAGAAGTCCGTTCTTCTCTACATCATATAGATGTGCTGTTCTTCTCTGCTCAGGATTCTGTGTGCATCCCACGTATCTTATCACTCTGTCTTCGTCTAATAATACATAAACTTCATAACGCCTACGCAACCCCATTTTTAGCCCCCTTTGCAAAATTATATAGCAAACTACCCGCACGCACCCCAACCGAAAAATTTACCGCACAGCAAGGGCGCACAAAGCCAAACTAAGGCATTGTGCGCCCACCGCTAACCGCCCAAACTAACACCCCCTATTTAACTATCCTGTGTGCTGGCCGGAACCGCCGCACTCATCACAAACCACACCACCTTCCGTATCCCCATCCTTCCATCCTGTTCCTCCGCACTCACCACAGACCTCAACATCCTCTCGTTTGGATGGTTGGCCGTGTCCGAAGGCCGCCTTCGCTCGTTCACGTCTCTTCATCTTCTCATCCTCTGACATCACTCTTTTCCTGCGAAATGATACTTGATTGGCTTCCACAAGATATTCCCTTCCAATCCCGTCATCACGCACTACCGCTGGCATCCCCATCCTTTCCAGCTTCGCAATCATAACGGGGTCATCTGTATATATCTTCCACGTCCCACGATCATCTGCACTTTGCATGATGGCCGTTTCCCGTTCTTCCAATGTAAGATCTCTCATCTTAACCTTCGTCATCTTTACTGTGCCTTTCCCCATCAACTCATCTCTCACCACTTCATCATGAGGAAGAGTACCATAATGATCAGGATCATAATAATATACTTCCCGCCCAATTCCCACAATATCCCTAGCCAGAATCCACGCCAGAATCCAGTTATGAAGTCTTTCGTCCACCGTTCCTCATCCTCCCTCACGAAGATTTGTCCTCCCTGCCGTAAGAGGCGTCATTTGTGCAAAATTGCACAAAATGGTTTCTGGTCATCCTCATCCACCTCGTCCCGACCCGCCCATCTTGATCTTCTTTTCCAGTATCATCTCCCGTAACTTCTCCACTAAGAAGTACATCTCCCGTCTCTCCAGTTCATACTCATCCCTCATCTCACAAGCCAGGGGAATCGCATCCAAATAGTAATCTCCTGGCATCTCTCTCCCAAATTTCCCTGATATGCGTTCATCGCTCCACAGTGGATCTAATCTTATCTTTTCGCTCATCTTAACTAAATGCTCCTATGATCCACATCACCACTACAATCATACACAATAACATCCCCATCCATACTATGCCTCTTATCCACCATACTACACCCCACACATCCCCCATCCAGTCAATCCACAATGATAGGAGGGCTGCCGTAAGAAACACTCCTATCACGAAGACTGCTCCCATCATATCTCTCTCCATTATCTGGTCCCAGATCGTAGTATTCCCATCCATAAAATAAATCCTCCCAGATCGCAACTTCCTCCCTTTCCCACTCAATCCTCTTCCGCCAATAGATCTCCGTCATCAAACACAGAAACGCTATGATGCTAAAGATTCCCATTCCTACCCAGAACTCGCCTGGGTAGGATTGCATTCTTCCTGCTGTGATCATATCATCTATTTCCCACTTCCTTTAAAATCTCTATCATGCGCTTCGCTTCATCGCGATCACTTTCTTTCTCGCTTTCCGGTAGCTCGTAGTAGGATAGCTTCATCTGTCTCGTCCAACGTTCTACCGCCCAGGAAGGCATCGTGTATGTACCATCATCATTGAGCGTACCTTTTTGGAACATATACTTCATCCATCCAGACCACGCATCATGGGCATATTGCGCCAGAGCTTCCTGTAGCTCTATTTCCTGCATGGGTTCAAAGGGCTTCGTCATAGTTTCAAATTCCTTTCGGCAAAGAAGGTCTGTGGATCTATACGGCCCTTTCCCATAGGCGTCACTGTAAGATATTCTCCTCCATGATTCATCAACCGCACTTCCAAATGTAGATGTACTCCGGTACTGTTTCCTGTAGTTCCTAACTTCCCCAATTCTGCTCCTGGTTCTACTACCTGTCCGGCCACCACACTAATGGAATCTAAATGGGCGAAGAATGTGTAGCATCTCATCCATCCCTCTTGATGTCTCACCCGTACATAGTTCCCATAGGCTGCATCTACCCCTACGAAGGCTACCACACCTTTTGCGATGTTCAGTACGGGTGTTCGAGAGGGCTTGCCGCCGAAGTCTGTACCATTGTGACCTGGCATCCCAAATTGTGCGTAGTTAGCGGGATTCTGATAGAAGTGCTGTGTGATTACAGCACCCCGCAGCGGATGACATAGATCTTCGGGTACAGGTTCTACGATGGGTGGTCGCTCTGGGATTGTACGACTTTCTGTCCATTCCCACGTAATCCATGTTGAAGTATGCTCCTTAGGATTGCCGTCCTTTCCCATCCCAATCCCCGATACTTTATCGGAGGGGCCATCTAATACTCTAATCGAGTATTCATTCAAGGAAGCTCCCATAGGATAATCATAATTGTAGCTGGCAGAGGCTTCATCTGCTTTACTTGTGACCTGTGTGCTACCGGAAGGCCACATCACTTCTAACTTGACGCCAGGTACTTCTTCATGATTTCGCAGCACTCGTCCTAGAATGTGATGATCTGGTCCTACGGTCGCTGCCGCTCGTTCCAACCATTGTGCGTTGGTGATTTTCCAATACCATATTCCGTTGGGTGGTGTGGCATATTCAAATCGTACGCCTCTCGCCAGCAACTTAGGATCTATTTCCCTATCTTCTGCGGGCGGCGGTGTGGGTGGGGATGGTGGGGTAGGGGTCGGTGTGGGTGGATCTGGGGGACGGGGGGTGGGGATATTTGTAGCGGGAACACGATGACCTGCTTGGACAGCTTCCTTAAAGTCAGCAATCACACCCTGCTTATGGGTGAACGACCATTGATCATCTTCGTTGCTACGGTACAGACATAGTGCATGAATCTTCTGTCTGTTGTTGTGATTCCAGTAGTCTATCTCATTGTAGGCTTCTTGCACCCATCCACTGTTTACATCTGCCCAGGGGATTACTTGATCAGTTTCCGTGATGTATACAGGTAGATGTTGATATTTCTGGGGAATTACCTTCATGTAGTCTTGATAAGCCATGAAGTGATAGTAGTAATCATCGAAGGGCCAATCCATTTGCCCCATATCGGTGATGAGCTGTGGGCCTACACCGTGTGTATAGGTGTGGATGGTGATGGCATCGCATCTTTCAATAGCATCTAGCGTATCACTGAAGTATTGGATCCAATCCCCTCTATCATTGCCAGGATACTTGGTGGTATCATCCCAGGGTGCGCTGCCAGCGATGGCTACTTGTATATCCCGATTAACATTGTGGATGCTTTGATAGCACAGATCAAAACACTTGGCGTACTGTGTGGGGATGATGGGTTGATTGTGAGGTTGTTCATTCTTGTGATTGGGTTCGTTGCCGATGATAGCTACGGTGATATTGGGTGTGGCCGCAACGAAGTTCGCACATCGTCGGGCGAAGTCTTCATATTCATTGGGTTGCGGTATCGTACCTACGGGATGATAGCCATTGTTCAGGCGTGCTATCACCGAGAAGCCCAACTGCGTCCATTGTGTATAGTTCCCACCTGCGGTATCATTGGGATTAGAACCCAGGGCTTCAGTAGCCACCAACCATCCTGGTTTATTGAGCATGTGGACATGACCATCTAAATCGTGTGTACCGTGTATGAATTGGGTCATCTTATCTGTTCTCCTCTATTTGCTGTAGGACTTCTAAGAATATATCTTTACCAGCCAGTAAGATTGCTTTGACTTGCACAATAGGATCACTATGCCGGCTGACCTGGAGCTTTTGCAGGATGCTTACATACAGCATCCTGAATTCAAGGTCAGACATCTTGTTAATGCGGTCAGTGATAGCAAGATCTACCATGATGTTACTCTGCTTCGCCTCTATCCAATGGGATGGTATATCCTGATTCTTTATCACTCTGGCTGCTAGTTCCTCGTTGTTCGGTTCCACTACCATAGTTTACCATCTCCTGTGAGAATCTAAACTTCTTAGGTGCATTGTTGGTTGCCGCTATCACTTCCATACCGAAGTTCCTAATCAGGTTGGGTTCTAAGGCTTGGATGTGTTTACTTAAACTCTGACCACTTTCCCATATCCACGTGTGATGTAGACGTACAGCAATTTGTTGGAAGATTCCGTTGAGTTCTGCTGCCGTATGCCACTTGGCACTTTCCACCCCACCTGGCCCTCTACCTAATTTATCTCCCAATTCTCTATCTTCACGTAACCATAAATCCAATACGGCAACCATTGGGCTAGATTCATGTAATAGTAGCTTTTGACGATTGGTCATCATTTCTAAGCCCTTTATCAGAAGGTCACCGTTGATGATGCCTTCGCTGCCGTTGGGCATTCCTCGTATACGGTTACAGAATACAGTGAAGTCGGCTAGTCGGCTTTCGGTAGGAGCAGGGGCGGTTGTGACTTCTCTGAGTTGGCGTACTGTGGTGTTGAGCATACCCATGATGCCCATCCATATACCATCGATGTTGTGGAGGATCTTATTCTGCATGGAGTATTCTGGCGTGGGTTTTTGGATCGCAGCAAGTTCGATTGGTAGTAATCTGGTGAATAAACTTTCCTCTGCAAAAGGTAGGGATGTAGCTGTTAGGATAACAAAACAATCAGGTAGTATTCTCTGAATTTCGTTGGTGGTGTGCAACTTCCTTAACTCAATGTGGGTTCCTGTACTAATCCTGTTAAGCAGGTCTACTAACCAATAGCTCTTGTTCTTTTCTAAGTTATCTAGCACAATGAACTTATGTGCGCCCATCGATGCTCTTAGACTATCTGGCTTATCTGCCACTACCCCGTTCACGTTACTATGTGGGCCTTCCAGCACATATAGAAATCTACGTGCTGCGGTAGTCTTACCCGCACCTGGATCAGCTATAATGGTGAGTAGAGGACGGGTGGGCATAATATCGGGAAAGAAGGTGCTAAGGAACCATGCCTTCATTAGTTCCTTTTGCTGTCCTGGGGAAACACCTGTAGCTCCGATACCGAAGTTAAGATCATTGATTAAATAGCTCCAGGGATTTAGAGGTCTTGTCCCTTTTTCTTTCGCCTGGTCTAGATCTATATGTAAGCTACTATCTCGGTTACGAAAGATAATATCTTCCTCACCATTAAGATGCTTATTACCCCATACATCCTTATAATCAGTTTCCCCAGTTAGCACATAGTTATAGGCTGTCCCCAGATTAAGGTACAGCTTATCTCCTGACCAATAGCTACGATTATACGCTTTAATCTTAAAGGCACTTTCCCTTGCGCTGTGATACACACCCCTTGCTGTACTGGTTCCGAAGGAATCGGCTGTGTTCAAGCCAAAGGTATTGTAGAGGATGCTATCCCAATAGCTATCTTCCATGCTATGTAGGTGATGACTAGTTTTATCTAGCCAGAATAGCTTTTCGGTAGCTATATCTATGACTACTCTACCCTTTTCCTTTAGGAAGGAAAGTACGGTGTTGGCCGCACTTCTGCTCTTTAGATAAGTTGGGCCTTTGGATAAGCGTATCCTATCTATAAGCGTCATGATGGGTGTGACGTTCTGTTTGGCGATTGCATCGGCTAAACGACGGATAACACTTCCTGGCAATCTATCGGTTAGTGCCTGGATTCCTAGGATTTGCTGGCCGTCCCTGTACTTATCATAGGTATCATGCACGCATTGCAGTTGGTTGCTAAGATCCCCTCCAGCTACACCTTGAAGAAGTTCTACAACTTCTACGGCATCTTCCTCTTCCCATCCAGATGTCGCTAACCAGCCGGATAGGAATAATGAAAGGTCATGCCGCTGGCCTTCCAGCCAGTAGCCAGATAATGTCTGCACAATAACTTCTTTGGGGTTCTCGTGGTCCGAAAGAACGCTGGCAAGTTGTTCTAGCGTAGCTGTCTTGTCCAGAGCTAGGAGGGGATCTACTTCATCTCCTTCTTCCCAACCCCCGAAGGGAGTGATGAACTTACTGCGTACCTTAGTTACTGGATGCAAGCCTAACGGTACTTTAACCAGATTCCCCAGGGTATTGCTTTCTGTGAGTCTATCTTGCTTAGGGAACACCTCAATATGTGGATCTCCTGTGATCTTGCCACCTATCTGCTCTCGCACTTCGTTAGCTAAGGCACGCACGTTCTCCGCAGGAACAGGTTTTGCGAAGAACACCCAAACATGATAGCCCTTGCTGCCGCTAAATTCTATAGTGTGAGGAACTTCTTGTAGGAAGTTACTGAGCTTCAGCGTAAGATCTTTTGCAGCTTGCAGATCACTACCATCTACATCAAAACACATCCATAAGATAGTGTTGTCTGGCCGGAGTGTGTATGCACCGATGGTATGTTCCCCTGTAAGGTGTTTTTCCACCAATCTTGCATTGGGCGGTTGGATCACAGGGTTATAGATTGTTTCTTCTTTGCCGCTGCTGTTGGTGCGTTTACTTCCTATGGCATAGTGATGATTGCCTGTGAAAAACCTTTTAAGGATTAGGTCAGCCAAACTCGGCATCATGCCACCTCAAGGATTCGGCTTTGCTTCTCGGTATTATATGCCTTCCAATCTATGCTTGCAACGTCAATTTCGATGGGGAGCTTCTGCAACGTACCATAGCTATCTCCTACTTTGGCTTCTGCATGGAAAGGTAGGTTAAAGATATCTTCAACTTCCATTACACGTAGTAGAACGGGTACGGCAATATCTAAACAATCCTCACGTATTTCAAATATAGCTTCATCGTGGATAATGCTGAGTACGCCACCCCAATCTTGAAAGGTAACAATCTTATCGGCACGTACAATGGCGAGTGACATAATTCCTGCTGCGCCCCCTTGAATCTGTGCGTTTGCGCCTTTGTAGACCTTCATAGGGTCATTTTCACGCCAGATACGGCCATCCCAATAACGGATGTAGCCTTGCCGTGTACCCTTTTTGATGACCTCATTCAGCCAGGGCTGGATGCGTGGAAATGTGTTCCAGTATTGCTGTGCTATGTTCTGAGCTTCTTCGCTGGTCTTGTTGAGGCGGTACTGGAGGGAACCTGTGGTCATGCCGTAAATGAGGCCGAAGCCAATAGCTTTAGACCATTCACGATGGAGTTCGTTTAATTCATCACCGCAATCACCCCATACGCTGAGAGCTACTCGCATGTGAATATCCTCTCTGTTTTTGAGGGCTTCCATCATGACAGGTTCCTGTGCTAGAATGCCAAACATACGCATTTCTTGTTGTCGGTGATCAATAGACACCAATTTATATCCAGGCTTTGCGATAATAGATTGGCGTAGGTTGTACTCACCTGTCCTCGTTCCCCCGCCGCTAAAGACGCCAGTATTTGCTCTAGCTCTGTGAGATGAGGGGATATTTTGGAGATTAGGTCGGCTGGCCGATAATCGCCCAGTTCTCGTTCCAGTGATATTGAAAGTTCCGTGCATAATGTGATCATCATCAGCCAGCTCCTTGTAGTTGTCGAGGAAGTCTACTAGCTTGGCACATTCACGCATTTCCAACACCAGAGGGCCAAGTGGATGCGCTCCTTTTTCCATAAGAATAAATGAAGATGTACGGTATTTGTTGTATCTGTTGACGTGGGCCATGCGGGATCTATCCACACCATCAGACTCAGCAAAGGGATTCTCGGGCATGGGAATGCCCATATCTTGATATAGGGCTTTGGAGAGTTGTGCGCCGCTTTTCCAGTTGAATTCTTTGCCGCAAGCGTCAAATAGATCCCGTTCCAAGTGAGCTAGATGATCTTCCAGTAGTTTACGGGATTCTTTCATGTAGCGGTAATCTAGCAACATACCCCGCCGTTCCATTTTCTGCAATACCCGTAGGAACTTCATCTGCAAGCTGAGAAGGCTCTTGAGCTTGAGCTTTTCCATCTGCGGCATCAATAACTCAAAAAGTTGATAGGTCACTACACAATCGTTGGAACAGTAGGCGGCTAGGTTTTCTAGGGACCAGTTCCAGGGAAGTAATTTCCCTTCGCCTTTACCTAGCTCTACATAGCCCCGTTTGCTCTTGGTATCTAGGAAGTATTCTTCCGACTTCTCTAGGCTCTTTTTTAGGCGGCTATCGTACAGATGTACAAGTACGGTGGTATCCATAATGCTACACGGCAACTCATACAGCAGAAGATCAAGGAAGTGTGCGTCAAACTTTAGGTTGTGACCTATTAGGAGGGTATTGGGATCATTAGCCATGTATAGAACAGCAGCTTTGGCTTCCTCTACTAAATCTTCATCTGGTATAGCTGTGAGGCGGGTCTTTCGTGTAATTACATATTCATACACTTTGCTGCCGATGCTGCTCCTGCTGTAGTCGCGGCGTCCGAGCCACATCTTCTTCTTGGTGGGTGTGCCGTATGCTACCTGTCCGTAGGTGCATGTTGGAAGATAGCCCGATATGCCGAGTTCCTCACAATGTATGCCTACTCCGATGATGCTTTCACGCCACCAAGCTAATCCTGTCGTCTCTGTGTCGATGACGACTGTATGACCTCTACAGGAACGTATTTGTTCCAGCGTTAGGTATTGCATTGTTCCTCCTAATTTCTTTGGTGACCCATCTGTAAGTAACTTGTTTCCTCGATTATATAGTCAATATCTTGAGGGGTAACATCTACTTCAAGGTTTTCATCTATACGAGAAAATACATATAAGCTCATTAGCAACTTATTTCCCCATAGCACTTCACCTTCGGTTAGTTCCCCCACCCTACGGTTTTCCCGTAGGGTGATGTTGACTTCTTCCGCTATTCTATTAACTTCTTCTGCCGTAAGCTGCTGGTTTTTGCTATGCAGATCAAGCAAAAATCGTAGGCTTAACATCTCACTTATCTACCCTTGAGCTTTTGAAGACACGATTCTCCTCTAAAGCCCACTCGAACGTACACTGACCTTCCACACGTTCCCATCCCTGATATGTACATCTATGAGGAAGACCATTGATGCCTGGGCCGGTCTTTTCGCAACTTATTTTCAAGTGAGGCTCTATCCAGGGACACTTCTGGACTAAGGCTTGTTTCATCAATCCAAATAGAGCTACCGTTTCAGGATAGAACATTTGACAAGCCCGATAGGAATAGGTGGCAATGAACTCGCTTAGTGGATACTCGCATATGATGTAAGTTTCCGTTCCTATGGGGCAAACTGTCCTTGCATCCTGCATAGGGATACCGTGATCTGCTAACCAAGCATAGGCTTCTCTGGCCGTATCGATAGCTGCTAACCAGATTTCAGCAGGTGTATCTAGATCACCAATATCGTAGAGGTGTGGGTATCTGCTTGGTACACGGATGGGATCTATAATCTTGCTATCTGCTATGGCTACAGGCATCCTGGCATTAAAGCTCCCCATATCGGCGTAGCGCATACTCTGTTGAGCGAAACTGGCCTTGCGAGTACGCACCAATTGATGTGTGACTCCCCTGCTCACGCCACTACATTCAAAGGCTACGGTGAACCATTCTAAGGCTTGATTCAAGCCACCCCTGAACATATCTTGTACGCTACGTTCATCTACTTCATCCTCACCTACGATGCTGCCTTTAACGGCGACGCTGGCTTTGCTCAACACTTTCTTTACGACTTCTTCTTCCGGCCACAAAATACAATCTACTTGTAGATTGGCGTAACCTACGTCGGTACGTCCAATTTGACCAGGGGCTTTGTTTTCCCCCTCTGTGTGGGTCTTTCGAGACGCCATTGTGCTAGTCATCATTTACCCTCATAGTTATCTTGCTTAATCATCATTAAACTAATAAGTGCTTGATTAACCACATCTTCCAACTTGTCAATAATTTGCTCTTTATATTGCCTACCATGATCTGGCTCATTAACAATCATATTCTTAAGGCGGTAGGTATCTCCGATTAAGGTAATGACTGTACCGATAAGCCCAAGATGCTCAAAGGTATTCTTGTAGATCTTATTACGATCTAGGAAGATATTCCGGCACTCCTGAAATTCCTTGTCATAGTTTTTGATAGTAGCTTCCATACGCTCTTGTTCTGCCGGAGTCAAGCCTGTTACGGTCTTCACTAAATCACGCATGGCGTCAAGTGTATCCTTTTCTCTATCAGGCATTGAAAGCTCCAGTTTCAATTGTGTTGTGGACGGCATTGGATATATCCCAGTGTTCTTGTTCATCTTGTATTAGCCTTATGTAGTTAGTGTCTAGGAAGATGTTCTGATTGTACGGTTGTGGGCATAGGAGGACGGGAATGTTGCATCCTACATAACGCTTGATGAGTGTAGGATCATCCTCTAGGGCTACGACATGGTTCTCTTCTTTGTACTTGCTGGCCGCAATCACCCGCTCATCATAGCCGAAGTGCAATTCATCTGCTTCGATATCATGAGTCTTGAGCCACAGCCAAGTGTCACTCCAGATGCGCTTGTAAGTACGATAAGGTCTGGCGGTATATACGATGATGTACCAACCGACTCTGTGGAGGGCATTGACACACTTCTTGATGCGTGTAATGGAAGGGAGAGTTCCATAACCACCATTACGCTCAAATTCCATCTTTGCTTGGTGATAACTATGATAGTTCCATCCATTGTTGATGTCCATGTGTAAGCCTATATCACGCTCATCCAGCGTGAGTACATCTTTCCAGGGTGTTCCATTCAGCCATTGCATAAAGCCTTCACGGAAATTAGCAATTACACCATCTAAATCTAGCATTAGGATGTTGCGCTCTTGTAGTTGTGGTCGTGTATCTTGGTACATTAACTGTTGCAGAATCTCATGCTTGCTGTGCATAGCATCTAGCATATCTTGTTCAGTATAGCCCATTTCTTGCCACATAGAGAATACGAACTTTGTGATATCTGCCAGCTCTTCCTCTATGTTGGGGCCGTTACGATTAACTTCTTCAATGCTGTGCGTCTTCCAGTTAGTTTGATCTAGTAACTCACTTAACTGGCGATGTGTACCTAGTATGTAGTTGATGAGCCATTCTGCATTGCTGCGTTCTTGTAGCTTCTTGATCTTACTATTATATTCTTGCTGTTCATCCCATACTTGAGCAAGGGTCTTTCTCATAGTTCCCCCAGAAAGCGTGCAGTATCACGACGGGCTTCATGGGATAGGTAGCCAGGTTTGAAGATAGCTAATCTACCCACACGCAGTAGGTTATCTTCCTTACGTTCATGCCAGGATAGCGGTGGTGTATTGGGCATGAGGTCAGGGGCAAAGTGGATGTTCCCATCCCCATTGCCTCTATTTTCTTCGTACTGTGTGATGGTGGGGCCGTGTATATGCGTAGGATACTCTGTGTAGATGTGACCAGGTACGATGGTTTGCCGTATCCAAGGGATTGTGTTCAAGCCATTGTATAGTACCACATGCTTATCTGTGTTGATCTGGCTAATGTGAATAGGGAAGTTAAGAAGATAGCCCTTTTCTGCATAGCCCTGTTTGTAGGTAGCATTGGGAAAGGTACAGATCACAGCCTTGCGTTGTTTCTTAAGATCATCTAAATCAGTTTGGCTGACAGGATGACTGTAATGCAATCCAGGGATTTGTCCCCACAATACGCTTGCCATTTCCTCGTAGATGTATAAGCTATCACTGACAATCTTATATTGTGCGAATCGTGTGTGTGCGCTGGTCTGTACGATTTTCTGCCATTGATTCATGGAGTATACATCTGCTGTGCCTAATAGAATGCTGGTGATAGGAGTTGAGGGCCAGGGAATCGGACTCTCGTACATGAAGATAGCACCGATAGGAAGTGCGAACTTGCTGGCAAGCACTTCGATTTGGCTATGTTCATAACCAGCATCTATACATCCCCAGTAAGCGTAGATGGCACTTAATCCCCCACCGATGATTGTTATTTCAGGATCCATGCTTGGCCTCAATTCGGTATTGCATCTTTGCCATATCAGTTGCATCACGGATATGAGTTGCATCTAGCTTGCTGCGTTCTATTAACTTCTTCCATTGACCAGGGTTCATTTCCACGACATTGTATCCTGCTGTACGATAGCACTTGCACAATGTAGTGAAGATATGGAACTGATCTTGGTTGAAGAAGAGCGTATTGTTGGGTGGGCTTTCGATAACGATTGTGGTAGGTTGGCTCATCTTAGTAAGCGAGAAGATGAACTGTTCGCTATCGAATGCGGGAGGACGGCACAGCATCCCCCATACAAATTCACCATTAGCGATGTACGCTATGCCTGTATCCTCACCAGGATCAAAGGCTAGGATTCTACTTGTGTTGCCGTTCACCATTTCTTGGTCTCCCATAGAAAAGGGGGAGTATTTCTACTCCCCCTTTGCGATTATTAGAAGCGTGAATCTTCGGTTAGCTCATCGGGTACGGCAACCACTGGGGAATCATCATCATCATCCCAGCTCTCAATATCATCCTCATTGAACCCTTTGTTCTCAGGTTCATCACCTAGCTCTAAGTTAAAGACGTTATTGATGGTCTCAGGATCTTTACCGGCTTGTTCTGGAGTTAGGTAATCTACCACAACGTTCTTGGTTTTACCTTGATAGCTATCCTTGCCAAGTTTGGCCCAGAACACCTTACCTTTGAAGATACGTGAATTCACCGTACCTGTGGGAGGTGCGCCAATGGCATCCAGAAACTTACCAACCATGAACTTTGCTTTGGGCGTCATGGTTAATGTGTTCCAGACGGTTGTGCCTGTGCTACGGCCATTCTCATCCAGTACATCACAGGTGAGGTTGACGTATGGATTGCCAGCGGCACTTGTGCGATCCTCGGTGTCAGTGACACGGATCTTGTAAATGCCATCAGGAATAAGAGAAGCTCGTTCTAATTCAACTTTCATGATTCTTTCCCCTTGTTAACTATACTCATCATTGACTCGTAGGTATTGCGAACTGGTCTACTTAACTTCCCTGTCCTGTCTTTGGCTATATAGGCAGGAGTATCCCCAAATGCTATAAGATGCTCAACGGGTTGATCTTTCGCCGCTTGCTTGGTATAGCAATAGCCGATTTGTTCAATAATACGCCTTACATCCGGCCCAGTCTTCTTGCCCAGGAACAGCGGCAAGAGCTTATCTTCTGCAAACTCACGTTCCTTTGCACCTGCAATGAAGATGATATTGTAGGGTAACTTGATGAATAGCCGTACCAGAGTTTGCATATCTCTGGCGAGCTTGCCATAGTCCCCTTGCGTTGGCTGATCATCGTAAATGCGTTGGGTTTGCGTGGTGCGGATACTGTTCTCTAGCACAAGAATTTGCAGTTCATTCAAACTATCTATGACGATAGTTTTGAATGGGGCATCTTCGGGCTTAATCTTCTTCACAATTTGGTAGAAAGCTTTCACCTCATCCAAAGTTGTGATCTGTTGGGCCGGACTCTTAGGGTATCTCTTGATATTCCGTTTTAGCGGAAGTAAGGATCGCATACCATCTTCTAAATCAAGGAATAGCGGGTCGGGGAAAGTTCCGGCAAAGTAGGTCTTGCCGCTACCACTGTCTCCGTATACAAGAATCTTCCAGCCTTTATCTTCGACTGTGGATTCTTCCCAACTACCGAACTGGACATCCTTGGTTGGAGAAGTTGGCTGTATGATCCGCTCTGTGGAATCTATTGTAGCCATTGTGTATCTCCTGTGCTTTCTAGTGAAACGAGTTTATGCAATAACTGTTGTTTTTATTGGCGGAGATCTAACGCCATACATGGTTCCTCCTAACCTAATCTGAGAATATCTCGCGGATAAAAGCGATAGAACTGATAATCTTCCTCGCTCACCACTTGATCATACTTTGTTACTTCCTTTTGGAAAAAGGCAACTGCGATAGATTCTTTAGGGAACCTATTCGACAGATAGTAACCGATTAAGATGTTGACGATGCCCGTACCTGTTAGGATTAAGCAATCTGTCTGCGGGTTATAATCGTGCATGGATTCAGCAATCTGTTCAGCCAGATGGTTAATCTCGGTAGAAAATCCATCGGTAACAAATTCCAGCTTTTTGCAATAGGGTTTGAGTGCATTGTAACGCAAGCCAGGACGAGCGCAATAGGCTCTCTGGAACTGAGGATCATACAGTTTTGTAACGGCACTTGTCATCTCTTGTATTTTCATTTAAGTATATCCTTATACCATTGCTTCAATGATTCCGATATTTTCTTGCGGGTTTCTTCAGAAATTACTTTTCCTGGAACACCCACAGAGCTACTTCTTCTCTTGTCGATCATGTCATACATGTTATCTTTGTGCGTTCCCAGAAATAGATGAAGAGGATTGCAGCATCTAGGTTCATCGCAAGTATGGAGACAGTGTAGCCCTTTAGGGATTGGGCCTACATAGAGAAGATAGCTAAATCGGTGGGATTTTATTCTGGTCGATTTTCCATTCTCATCTCGAAAAAGAAAAATTCTCCCATAGCTCATGTCTACACTTCCATGCCACAGCCAACAATCGTCAGGGAAATCTGAGATTAAAGTAATATTTCTCGTTAGTATATGCTCTTTACTTCTTAATAGCTCTATGTCTTCTTCAGGTGAATAGCTCATTTTAATATATCTTTTAGCATTCCGGTGGTAAGATCTCGTATCATGGATACCCTGTAGTCTAGTAGGGAATTAACCAGATGGTCGATGGTAGGTTTTCCGTCTTGATACACTGAGCGTAAATGAACTACATTCGGGGATTGTGTTGTACCAATGCGACGGAATCTGTGAAGGCTTTGAAAATAATTAGAATTGTAATTACGTTCAGGGTAAAAGGCTGTCCTGGCCGCAGTTAAAGTATGCCCAAACGAGCCAGTTTCCATGTTGAGAATAAGGATCTTGGTTTCACCTTCTTGGAATTTACGTATCCAGTTGTTTCGTTCTTCTGTATCAGTAGCTCCGATAATCTTACCGATACGCTGGTCTACCTTGCGTGCTAGGAATTCTTCCAGATAGAAGGCAGTACGTGTGAAGCTCACCCATACGAGCCACGGACCATCGTAGATTTCCATCAGTTCCGGCAAAGCATCCCACTTACCGCTTTCGTTTGTGCCGTCTAGTAGCATGGGGTTGCTGGCTAGTTGGATAAGGCGTACTACTTTGCTAAGATGGTTTTCTACTGTGACCTTAGTGCTGGCCGTGATGTTGCCATTTTCATCCTCTTGGTTTAAGGTAGTGACTAAATCCACAGCCATCTCATGATAAGCCTTTTGCTGCTTAGGCTTCATGGGTATATCTATCTCAGTGAATAACCATTCTGGGATATCTAACACTTCGCTCTGACTACGGGCAAAGTATATATCTTGAAAACGTTTTTTGATAACTTCCTCAGCGTTCATCTTGTTGGCTATTACTTGATTTCCCCAGGGTGTTGGGTTCACCATACAGTATTCCTGACAAAAACGCCAATAGGAACTGTAGGCTTTTGGTTTGAGAATATTGAACTGGCTCCATATATCGTCTACCATACGATTAGCAGGTGCGCCTGTAAGTTCCCAAACCATTGGGATGCCTTTGGCTAATCTTGCTACACCTTTGGTGCGCTGTGATGTACGGCTTTTGTACAGGATGCTTTCATCCAGTATAAGCAGGTCAAACTTCTTGGTCAGTAGGGTAGGAACCATCTTAATGGCTGTTTCAGGGTTGGTGATAAACCAAGTGATACGGCCAGGAACCTTATCGTCTAAACCTTGTAGTGTAGCTTTCTTGCCGTGATAGATAATGATGTTATAATCATGTAGGCTAGAAGCCCACTTTTCTATTTCGCTTTTCCACATATATAGTAAGGATAAAGGTGCTATGACTAGTACCTTTTCTACTTTGGGATATAGGATATTTGCTGCCGTAATGCTACAGATTGTTTTACCTAATCCTGGGGATAGGCTTAACATTGCACGAGGACGTTCAGTTAGGAAACCAACGGCTTCTTGCTGAAATGGGAAAAGTGGGAGATTACGTATGGGAGGTATGGGATGAACTTCACTGGCGTCACGACGCCATCGTCCAACAGTGGGTGCAAGGAGCAACGGCCCCAACGTATCACGCAGCCAATGTAGAGCTTCCAGTGAAGTAGTGGCACGATAGCACAATCCTAAAGTATCATTATTGGCTATAAACCACATACTGCCTTCCAGCAGCTTCAACGATGGATTAATCTTTTTGGGGACGAAGAACAAAAAATCCTGCGCTGTTTCAGGCAGGAACGTAATTCTTCCAACATCGGGTGCAATTTCTACGTCGGGTACGGGTTGCTTTTGTAGCGTCATTTCTTGTGCCTTTCCTGGCGTTTATTTTATTGTGCTTGGGCGCACAACGTATTTAGTAGTATAACACAGTCGGCTGAGGGGCGCAAATTGGCTGTACGCCACAATATACGGTTATTGCTGCTTTACAACTCGCTTATATTGTGGTAAGGTTGCGTAAATGTTCTATCTTAGATAAGGTTAAGATGACTAAGCAAGCTGATTATCTGGAAGAAAGTATCGTAATCCTTGCAATTAGAAGCCAGATGGGGAATGTTGCGCTGGCCGCAAGGGAACTTGGACTTAGCAGAGGTGAGCTTACAGATTATATGGTACGTCATCCCGCCGTTATGGAAGCTAAGATACAGGTAAAGGAAGCTGTAAAAGATAGAGCAGAAGACATTTTGATTTCCCAAATGGAAGTAGAGCCAAGTCTTTTGATGTTCTTCCTGAGAACGCAAGCAAAAGATAGAGGCTATGATACCTCAAAGAATTTAACAACGAACAACAATGTACAAGTAAATGTAGATGCTCGCAGTTTAATCGCCGCAATGCGGAACGGGACAAAAGAACTTGGCGTCCAAGAAAATGACGTTGCTGAAGAAGGCGAGCTTTTCACAATCCCCAAGCTACTCGATGACTACGATGGAAGCAGAGGAACTGGGGAAGTGCTACAATAGTCCTGCTTATTTTATTAGGACTTACTGCTACATCTACGATACTGTGGATGCTGGTTGGGTTCCCTTTGAACTCTGGCCCGCACAGATGGCTGCGCTTGACATCATCCACAACAATCAGCTATCCATCGTACTCAAGGCAAGGCAGATTGGTCTCACCTGGCTTGTTCTTGCTTACGCTTTATGGTGCATGATTTTCAGGCCGATAGCATCTATATTGATATTTAGTAAGCGGGATATAGATGCTATCTACCTTCTCTCCGAGGACCGTTTACGGGGGATGTATGACCGCTTGCCGGAATGGATGAAGGGCGGTCATACCGTCTTCACGGACAATGCCCATGAGTGGAGTATGGAAAATGAAAGCACAGCCCGAAGTTTTCCTACTTCTGCTGGGGATTCTTATACTGCAACTCTGGCTATTGTTGATGAGGCTGATCTCTCTCCTGACTTAAACTCGCTTCTTCGAGCAGTTAAACCTACCATCGCAAATGGTGGCAAGATGATACTGCTATCTCGTGCCGATAAAGACAAGCCAATCTCTGACTTCAAAAAGATCTACATCGATGCTAAAGCTGGAAAGACGGCTTGGGCGCACATCTTCTTGCCCTGGTACGTCCATCCCCGAAGGACCCCCGAATGGTATGAGAAGGAGAAGGTGGATATTGAATCTCGTACAGGTAGCCTTGACGACCTGTACGAGCAATATCCAGCGACTGATTCTGAGGCATTAAAGCCACGTTCGATGGATAAGAGAATCCCATATGAATGGCTCGCAGATGTTTACGAGGAGCTCGAAGGGGATGATAATATTGGGCTTCCTGGTCTTACTGTGTTTAAGCGACCTGAAGATGGGCACATCTACGTCATTGGGGCGGATCCTGCAGAAGGAAATCCTAACTCAGATGATAGCTCTGCAACTGTTATGGATGTGGCTACTGGTGAGGAAGTAGCACTCTTGGCTGAACGGCTGCAACCGAACACCTTCTCAGATTATTTGGAGAAGTTAGCTGGCTTCTATAATGAAGCTAGTGTGTTGGTGGAACGTAATAATCACGGTCATGCTGTGCTGCTCAAGCTGGCAGAGGATGGCTTTGAAGGTACGATGAATGGCATGGATGGCCGTCCTGGTTGGTTAAACACAACTAAGGGAAAAGCCATAATGTATACACATTGTACAAAGGTTATACAAGAGAAAGACGCGATTGTACATGCTTTTTCGACCTATCAACAATTAGCCTCTATAGTCGGTAGCACGTTAAAAGCCCCTGAACATGAGCATGACGATAGAGCAACGAGCTTTGCGTTGGCTCAATGCGCTAGGATCATCATTCTCGGTGGGGACGTAATGATGGCATCTGCTCAGGTTGAGGGGCGACGTGCTATGCCAATGGAAGAAGTGACTATGGATGAATTACCTGTGGGGGCCGTTACGAGTAATCGGCGGGGACAAAGTAACTTCGTGCGTACTGTGCGGGTGATCAGAACATCAACGAGGGCTGTCCATGCGCCTACATCAAATTTGGGATAGATTCTATGAGATCTTTGCTGATGTCTCCCGTGATCTGGGACGTAGCTTCAGCCTTATCGTTAGACGGAGTAGCACGATATGGCGTACTCCTACCTATAGTTGGGGACGTAGTGACTACGACTTCTGGACTAGAGCTTACTACTGTAAGGTGGCCGGACTCGAAGTCTCCGGTCTCTTTATCAGACCTATCGTGCATAAGATACCCGCATGGGTGTTGGGGAGCCTTCCCGTGTTCCTGCTTAAGAGCAAGCGAACACAAAAAAGATTAGATGAATGGTTTGCCCTACACCATGAGGATGTGATGCGTGCTTATGAAGGATCGCTGAAGCATGGTGACGCCTTCTTCGTAATCAACGCAGATAGATCAGTGACCCTTGTGCCGCCTAACTGTGTCGATCCCATCGTAGCTCCCGATGATTACGGCAAGCGGATAGGTTGGCGCATAAGACAAGTGTTCGCTCATCCTGAAGATGGCTCTCTCAAAATGACCGTAACGGATGAATACTATATAGATCGTAGAGTGCATAGAGAAGAGTTTTCCAACGGCACAATCCGAACGAAAACTTATCCCAATCTTATAGGAATCATTCCCGTAGTTCATGTTGCGAACCATCCAGGGGAAGGTGAGCAGTTCGGGCATCCTGAAGCTGAAGCTCTTCTTGATTTGCTACATCGTTACGGACAGATCTTGGAAGCTTCAGTGGAGGGGAACATCTTACAGGGTAGACCAACTCCTGTGATCTCCTTTAACACGGTGCAAGATCTTAACGCCTTCTGGCGTCGCTACGGCAGCAAGACTGCTACAAAGCTTCCTGACGGATCAACCAGGGAAGCTGAGAGTATATCAATAGATATGTCAGATGTCTTGACGCTCAGTGGTGCTACGATGGACTACAAGAGTCCAGGCAGTTTTGCTGACGATGCTGTAAGAATCTTAGGATTGTTGTTTTATTTGATCATTGAACATTTGGAAGTGCCAGAATTCGTATTTGGTAACGCAATCGAGGGCAGCAAGGCTTCTGCCGAAACGCAAATGCCAGTGTTTGAAGTCTTCATTACGGCAAGGCAGAAAAGCTGTACACCCTGGATACTAGAGGTGTGCCGTATTGTACAGGGATATGAACAAATTATATCACCTGAACGGCGGGAAGATCCTATACTACAGTGGAATAAACTCACGCAGAATGGCCGTATGGTATTGGATGCTGTGAATTGGGCTTTCGGAGAAGGCTTGCTGGACGAGAAGACTGCGCTAACCCTTCTTCCAATTGATATTGAAAATCCTGATGAAGTGTTGAAGCAAGCTAAGAAGGATGCGGAGAAGCGGCAAGTGTTGGAAGAAGCCAAGATGGAACGCACTATTAAGATGGAAAAGGAGAACGCACCAGATCCTGGCCCAACACCCAACGGAGGGAAGAAGCTAGGGGAAATGGACGAAGCTCTGAAGAAAGCATTGGAATTATTAGTTTAGGGAGGAAGAAAGAAAATGGCAGTTTCAAAAGAGAACGTAAGATTAGAACAGCGGTTGGTAAGGATTCAAAATAGAGTTGCAGAACTTATTGCAAAGGTAGATGCGCTTTTGGGTGATCGCAAGAAAGATGTTGTGTTGCCGAAGCCTGAACCTGAGCCGGAAGTTTCTTCTGCACCACCCTATACGGTGAAGCCAGAGCATGAGAATCCAGAAAGCACCTCAGAAGTGCCAGTGGTTCCAGCAGAAGGTAAGACTCCGGCCCAAGCAGAAGCGGAAGCAGCGGCTCCACCTGTAGATCCTAGCACTTCTACTGTGCCTGTGACGCCTGTGCCGGAAGATCCAAATAATCCCAAGACAGAAGAACAGAAGCAGAAGGAAGCACAGGAAAAATCTGATGCGGAAGCGGCTTCTGCGGAAGGTACAACAGAAACAACTCGTAGACAACCACCTTCTGTACCGCCACGTCCAACGACTCGACCTGCATAGGGGGAACTGGCTATGGAAGATGGAGAAGAAATCAAGGGTCATTTTCAAGATATTCTACTTATCACAGAATTTCAGGGGATGATGCCGGATGTCCCAGTCTTCAAGGATGTTGATCTACAGGAACTTACTTCGGGAGAAGCGAATCCTATCTTCGTTACGCTGCCGATTGGCAAGGCGAATTCTAAATCGGGAAATCAGCGATACTACGATGAGGCGTTTCTGGTTGAGCTTGAGAAGCAAGTACAGAGCAATAAGCCCATTGGATTGATGGGGCATCTTCCTGAAGATCAGCGTGCTTTTGCCTTCCCGACAGAAGCGGTGCATTGGGTGGGAACGGTACGCATTAAAGAGTATCTTCTCGGCAAGGGCTATGTGCCGGAAGGGGATGCACGCAAGCGTTTGCAGAGGTATCGTGCTACGCAGAAGAAAATCGCCACCAGCATTGACTTTCGTGCAGATGGCGTTTGGAGTGAGCAGTTGGGAGCTTATAAGATGCTGGCTCCCAGTCTGGTATTGAATCAGATTGATATTGCTCCGGCTGATCGTGCGGGGATTGGTGATCTGTCTGCCGTACCGCTGCTCACGAAGGAAATGATAAGTTGGGATACGGGTACTATTACGGTCAGGAAAATCGTAGAGGAGAAGAAGAAAGTGACTGAGGAAGAAAAGAAACAAGCCATGTTGGAGATGACGGCAGCAGATGCTAGTGTGTTGCCGGATTCGGTACGAACTGCTATCATCCAGGAATATAGTAAGGAAATCAAGGAGGCACTTGGTTTGACGGATGGTAACATCTTGGATGCGGTGAAAAAGATCCAGCAGCGTGATGAGGAACGGGAAAAGACCGCCGTCACCAATCGCATTACGGAGATGGCAACTACGGGTGACAAGGCCATCAAGATTGAAGCTGTGCGGGAAATGGTCATTGACATGGTGGAAGCCAAGAATCCAAAGTCAGTGGCAGAGGCAGAAGCCGCTTATGCTGAAATCTTGGAAAAGCCTTCCGTGAAGAAAGCTCTGGAAATGGCTTTGCAGGATAGCATGGGGCCATCACAGACTACTGGTCAGCAACCGCAGTCCGGCCAGAAGGCTGACGATAAGATGAAGGGCAAGTGGTTTGTTCTGACGCCACAGCAGTCATAGGAAGAATTGGTTCACTGATCTTACAAGGATAAGGGGAGAAAAATGTCCGGATTACTTTCGTACTTTGACAATGATGGCAAGGCTGTCAACGTCACCCTCACCGCTGCGGTGGCGAAGGGACAAGTCGTGGTCGCACAGGGATGGGTAGGCATTGCAGAAAGCAATGGCGCAATTGGTGATACGATTGCTCTTGCCATTGATGACAGGGCTTATCAGATTACTGTTCCTGCCGCACTTTCGGTGACGAAGGGTGCAATCGTATATCTTACGCTGGCGTCGGTCACTGGTCATACACCACAGGATGCAGCCTATGTTCTTGCACCTGCTGCCGGAACAGTGGCATTCTTTAAGGCGATGGAAGCCAAAGATGCCAACAATGTTGTGATTGGTAGATTGCTCGCTGCCAACGCATTAGCTTCGTAGTTCGCAACTCACTCATTCACAATAGCTTTATAGGAGAGGAAGAAATGGGCGTATATTATAACGGAACTGCTGTCAAGAAAGAGCTTCCGTACTATCAATTTGCACCTGGTTTTGACCTGGCTCGCAGCTTGAAAGAAGTACGGGTCAACGGTCAGACAGCCTATGAGTTCATTGGCTCTGATGACTTTGCTGCCGATTGGTATACACGGGTCACGTATGAAGTTAATGCAGGACGTCAACGTGTGCCTACCGTCTACGAACCTATCTATGATATTATCATAGATGGGGGCTTGCCGGAAACCATGAACATTAAGAATTGGGGGCCAGGTGGCTTCATCCTAGATGAGATCTTTGAAGGTGGTGAAGTTAAGTTTGGTCACATCGTTTCGGCGGAAGTGTCGGTTTCACAACGTCAATTCGGTGTAGGTCTGGAGTATTCGAAGAAGCTGGTGATGTTCAATCAGCTTTGGCAGATTGCTCGTATTGAGCGTGCCGTTGGTGAAGCGCATAATGCGCTGCTCAACCATCTGCATCTTCAACCGATTCTAAACTTCACCTATACGGCAGCGAATCAAACAGCCGCCGTCACAACGGGTGTCACCACTACCGAAGATTGGTTCCTTACACTGGAAAGTGCGATTGTCTCTGCACAGTCAGATACAACTAATCCTCGTCCTGGCCCGTATGTGTTGCTCTGCCATCCAGCTCAAATGTTCATGGTGCAACGTATGTTGAACCGTGTACCCCAAGAAGGCTTTTCTTTGGATTCCAACGCATCACAGCAGGTTAGTACGGTGATTGGTTATTCTGGCTGGTCTGGTACAAGAGGCAAGAAGACTATTACCTATCCTGGTGTAACTTTGGGAAAAGCGTATCTCATCAGCACAACCTATCGTGACGATGATTTTGTTTCTTTGGTGAAGCAACCGTTGGAATCGGCGCAAGGTAACGCAGATGTTTCACGCTTCATCTTGGATCAAGTCGTATGGGATGTGTGGTTGGGGATCTATGCCAATCCTGCTCGTTCCGTTGAAGAGATCACCTGGCCTACTTAGTGAGGATGTATGGCTACAGAACTTGAACGCCAGCGACTTAGGATGGATGTAGGTTTTCTGGCAGATGATGTTCTTTCCCTGCCGGATGCTGCTGTGGACGCTATCTTCGTGGAAGCAGGGGAAAGATTCTCGGATCCTGCTTCTATTGAGATCAGTACCAGGGTCATCACTCTACGCAGAATGGTGATGCAAGCGGCAAATGAAGTTGATTACACGCAGAACAACACAACTGAGAAAGCGTCCCAGCGATATGATCATCTAGTTAGGGAACTGCGTAGATGGGAGAATCTACTAGGAGATGCTATCTCAGCAGAAGCGGGTGCTGTTCGTAGCGGCAAGCCCATGCAGAATCCTCCGAGAGTGAAAGAATATCCTGAGGGGTTTAGATGGTAGATCTTAAGGTGTGGACAAGTAAAATTGTTAAGACTCCACAAGAACGCCTCCTCAATGAGCAGCAACGAGCTTCCGAAGCTCTGCGAAGGATCGGCATCAAACCAACTGCGGTTGTGTTCCGTACCCCCAACGGTACTCGCTTGGCAGCACAGAACATACGTCTGGAATCAGACAACTCAGCAACACCAGGCGAGAGTACGGCGGGAAGCGCACCTGTACGCAAGCTCATCGCATACGGCATCAAGAACCATGCGACGGAACCTGACACGAACATGAAGGAAGGTTATGTCTTCGTATTTGAAGGGGATGAATACAAGTGTGTAGATGTGATTGTTACGTTGGGTGAAATACAGGGTATCTGGGAAGCTACTGGATAATGGATAAGAGACATAAGATAGTAATCTTGGTAGAGAGTGAAGATCTAGAGGTTATCCGAAATAAGATTTTCCGGGACTATGGCTTTGTAGTAACGGATGAATATATCAAAGATCTTATTGCTTTCGTACAAGATATGATGGATCAAGCAGATGATAGAAACCTTGACATCTAGAGAAGCTCCGGCTCCAGCCATTGCAATTGAAGAGATGTTTGTAATACGTCTGCAAGAAGATGTTGCGCTGGAAGCCGTTGCGTTGGGGGGAATCTACGCTTATACATCATTAGGGCATCAAGGTGTGCATCGTGATGCTACGCCAGAAGCCTATGATACAGATGGCTATTTGCTGCCGATCATTATATGCAAAGCCCGTTCGCCAATCCCTAGTCCAGCTATCTATGATCCTATAGAACGAGTGGTGGGACAGAGCAGGGTAGTAGAATTTTGGATGTATCAATGGGTAGGTTATGACATCATTGAAGTCATGGATAACTACATCTTTACCATCATGCAAAGTTATGCGTTTCCTAACTACTATCCTAATCAATGGATGTACACGACAGGGCTTCTGGTAGATCCAGGTTCGTTGAACGGTGCATCCATGATGCGCTCTGACTATCTTACACGAAAGTTGCGCCGTCCATGAGAGTGAATTGGGTGAGCTATTATATACAGTATGATGGCTATGGTAGGCTGTCCAGTAGGATAGCAAGAGCAATGCAGGAATTTGGATTGGACTTGCTGCCGTTACACTACGAAGATACTACTCGCCCACAATGGATGTTGGATCAAATGGGTATCAATTGGGATGATCTTACTATATCTTGTATGCCCTTCTTTTGCGTAGACAAGATCCCAGGGAACGGCAAACACTGGCTCTATTCTATGTGCGAGAGCAGTTTGTTGGCTAAACGATCAGCAAAAATGGTAAAAGATGCTGGCGTTGAGCGTATGATTGTACCCTGTGAGCATAATAAGAAGGCTTTTCAAGATAGCGGTATTAAGATTCCTATTGATGTGTTGCCGTTAGGTACAGATCCAGATGAATTTCCATTGGTTGTGCCGGATTATAAACGTCCCTATACCTTTCTTACGTTGGCTGATCGAGGATTCCGTAAAGGCTGGCAGGAAGTATATGAAGCCTTCTACTTAGCCTTCGGCAGCAAGAGTACGGGAGATAAGGATGTAAGACTTGTCATAAAGTCTATTCCCAAAGGTAATCCTCTTTTGGATCTTATAGGGAGGGCTGAAGATATGGATCCTCGTATCAGCATAGATATATCTATTTATCCCAATGTAGCTGACTTCTATCGGCAAGGGGATTGTCTTGCTCTTCCGAGTCGTTGCGAAGGATGGGGGATGCCGCATAGGGAAGCTGCTATGATGGGATTACCTGTGATTACGCAGAGGTATTCTGGCTTAGATGACGGCCACACAGAAGAATGGTCACTCGTTGTGGGAGGTGGTAAGCTCGCACAGATGCCCAAGATCAGAGGTCATGAGCAGGGAGAATGGTTAATTCCTAATAAATATCGTCTTGCAGATGCTATGCGTTTCTGTTACGATGAACCTGATAAAGCAGAACATATTGGCAAGAACGCAAGAAGTTGGCTTTCTTCTCATCAGACCTGGCAGGATGCTGCTGCCGGAATGATTGAGTTGATACATGATAAAGGAGGGCTAGATGCCAGTAGTGAACGGCGTAGAGCTAACAGGTACACCGTTGACCAAACTTGGGGAACAAACGGAAAAGTATTTGTTCGCAGTCTTCCAGTCGGGGAGATTCAAAGCGATTGAACAAGCTGCGGAGATGGAAGCCTGGGCAAAGGAAAATGCACCCTGGACTGATAGAACAAAGAGAGCAAGGGACGGTCTACGGGGTTGGGTTGATCCTACTGGTGGGCCGATAGGTACAATAATCCTGGAACATGATCCAGATTTAGATTATACAATTTGGTTGGAACTTGCGTATCAAGGGAAGTGGGCAATCCTCACTCCGGCCAGAGATTATTGGGGGCCGAGGATACGTAACACGATGCAGAAACTTGTGAACTTGAAACATGCCACATTTGGAGAGGAAGGACCACGATAATGCCGTTCGATCAGGGATCACCACAATTTGGTCTTAACGATGGGAAAATCGCAACTTGGAGTGCTGGAAGTCCTCCTACCTATGCACCTACAGGTGGAACAGACATCATGTCCATTCAGATGGGTAACGTTGCGATGGAAGTTATCTCTGCAATTTTAACTGGAGATGATACGCAAACTGCAATCTCTGCTGCTTCTATCGGTGGTACATTGCAATTGCGATGGGGTGGTTTGAATTTGGATATGCTTGCTGTCTTGACGGGACGTCCTATAACTTCCGGCACAAGCAGCATCAAGAGTATTCGGATTGCGGGTGGTCAGAAGATGCCGTATGTGGGAATCATCCTCAAGGCACTTTCTGCTGAGACAGGTGATACTTGGCTGTTCTTGCCTAAAACCAAGATTACTTCTGGCTTCACGTTGGCGCAGATGGAATACGGTGCGTTTACGATTCCTGAAGTTACGATGCAAATTGTAGATGATGCCAGTTGGGGTGCGATTAACATTATTACACATCCTGTAGATGTACCTATCACAGCCTTCCCGCCTCCAGGATTGGTGGCAAATCCCTAATCATGGACGAGAACGAACTGCCCGTGAGTTCTGGATTAGAGTGGCGTAAGAAGCGTGAACGGGGGGAGTTAATCCAACTCCCCTACGGTGGTCATATTGTTAGGATTCGCACAGTAAGACCAGACCAGCTTCTAAAATTGGGTAAGATACCGCAGGTCTTAACAACCTTGCTTCTAGAAGAAATCTACGGTAAGGGCGAAGATGATAAGTTTGAAAAGTTTCTTTCGGATACTGAAACGCCAGAGGAAGCAATGGCGATGCTGGAATCCCTGCGTGTAGTGTGTGTGGCCGGAATGGTGGAACCTAAGATAGTTGAGAATCCTACAAAGGATAATGAAATTACAATTGACGATATAGATCTAAGTGATAGAGCCTATATCTTCCGGCTGGTGTTCGCACCTTCCGAAGCATTGTCCAGGTTTCGTTACGAACCGCCGTCAGATGTGGACATTGTGGCAGACGGTGCAGCAGACCCACAGCCGGCCATCTAAATTATTATGCGTAAAAGATCCCCTGGTTGCTTATCTATTTGATGCTGCCGTAGTGACATTTGGCAACATCATAGAAAATGCTATACATGAACGCATAGAAGTTGGCTTTGGCGATAAGCAGGAATGGAAGAATAAATATACACTTGATCAACTTCTAGATACCAAGTTTAAGCTACCTACTGATAAAGAAGAGATAGCTAAAGGTAAGAGTAATGATCCCTTTGCTGGAGGCGGTCTTGCTATGATATTAGAACTTGCTGAACAACAGGGGAGCAAGATCAAGAAGTGGGAGTATAAGCCAAACTAATGAGCGATGATCTTGGTAGTGGCGAAAACCCAAAAATCAAATTTATAATCGATACCTCTGATTCCAAGCAAGCCATCATCGACATGACGCAGCTTGGAAGCAGCGTTAAGAAGAGCATGGCTGATGCTGATGCTTCTGTGAAGTTGGTATCGAAGAGTTTGTCAGTGATGATTGCGAGCTTCAGAACACAACTGGAGCAAGCTAAAGCAATCACAGCCAAAGCACAAGCTGACGCTAAAACTCGTATTCTTAGAGCAGAAACTACAAAAGGTGTAGATATTGCTCAGGCGAGAGCCGATGCTAAAGTCTTAATCAATAACTCTGAACAGCTTTTAGTGAAGCTAGAACAGCATCAGCGACGTCTTACTCAGACTAGCAAAGCTAATAACTCGATAAGAGTATCCAATACGATTACTGCTAACAAGCAAATCTTGCAAAGCAGTATGATTGTGCATCAGCAACAGATGCAAGCATCCAAGGCTTCGCAAGCGGCACACACAGCCAATGCGAAGGTCGCAGTAGCGACGCAGAAGCAAATCCAAGCTGCGATTACTTCTTCGGGTAAAGTACAATCAGCGATCATAAGCTCCAATAGTAAAGCGGCTCAAGCGGCTTCAGCAGCGAACTTGTCATCCCAGAATCATCAGCAAAGAATTGCTTTAGCAACCTTCCAGCAACAGAATCGTATGGCATTGCTGCAACAGCGACAGGCGCAACGTACAGCAAGGCAAGGTGGAGGTCAAGGCGGTTGGGGTGCGGCATGGGGTACAAGTGGCTTATTGCAAGGGCTAGGGACGCTCGGCAAAGCCTTTGCGGGTGGTGGAGCATCGGGTTTATTAGGTGGCTTGGCCGGACTCGGTATCGGTGGCTTCGCAGGAGGGGCGATTGTAGGGCAGATCACGGCTCTGGTTAAGAACTTCGCTGATGCGGCGGCTGCGGCAGATGCCCTGGTTGCCGCCTATGATCGCCAGAATATTGCGGCACGTAGTCTAGCAGC